TTGAAACAATTCGTGAATTGACTAAACCTAAAAAAAGCCCCTATTAGCAAGTGTAGACGTTAGTTATGACGTTAGTATCTATAATCTAATATTAGATACTATAACTAAAGGAGATAACGTAAGTGGATGACGATGAGTATCTAGACAAACTGATGGCTAAAGCTGAAAGGACACTTGATGATGTAGCTAATGATGTTCGAAAGCACTTGTCTGGTGCTGTAGAAAATATCATAAAAGCTGGTCAGGCTCTACAAGAGGGTCGAGACATGCACCCTAGTGACAATGATTTTCATGATTGGTGCGTTAAAGAGTTCCCTGAGCTTAGCCGACAGTATAACTACAACCTAAGAAAGATAGCCTCTCGTTTTCATGGTGTAAATTTTTCTTTACACCTACCAAAACTTTCTATACTTGTAGAGCTTTCGGCAGACTCTGTTCCCGACGAACTTGTAGAAGATTTTGTGTCGTCACAAGAACCTGTTAAGGTGAAGGAAGTTAAAGAGGCTAAGAAAGAATACAAAGCTATTCAGGAAGAGCCTGAGTATGCTGATCTCTTTGAGAGGGTTCAACAGAAGGAGATAACCCCACGAGAGGCTATTATTGAGAAACAGGCTCGTATGCCTGTAGAACGTGTCTATGATCTTGTCGATGCTATGAGTGCCATTACTGGAATTGCATGGCTCTACGTCAAGAATTACAAAGGCACTAGTGAAGATGCTGCCGACGTTCTCATCCAAGAGATTATCGGTGTGTGTGAAGACGGTGATGATATTGATCTTAGCATCGCCAAAGATCGTATTAAATGGTTCCTTGAGTTTAAGGAAGCCCTCGACTACGCAGAACCTGCACTACGAGAGTTTCTTACCGAAAAACCCAACCTGAAAATCGTGAAATAAGGATACTTGACTATGGCTAATACCAATGCAAACCAGTTCTTCGCAGAAGCAAAGCAGACCTGCCTCGACCTCGGATTTGTCCCAACTATCAAATCCGCTCGTCGTGTTCTAAAGACTGGTAAGAGCAGCCTGCGCAGCATGAAAAACTACTATGACCGCAAGGAAATCACTGACATCTCTGAAAAGCCCTACACCAACGAGTTTGGCGATCAGGAAGCCTTTGGTTCGATCTGTGAACGTAACCTTGAGTATGCGGAATCCTTCGTGGAAAACAACATGAAGAAGTTTCAGGGTGGTGTTAAGAACATGACTGATGCAACCCTCTACATTATGCGTCGTCAGCGTCAGGAACTTAACCGTAAAGGTTAATAGGAAGGAAGAGTCACATGTCAGATATTGCACATCAACCTTGTCCATATCCTGCGTGTGGCTCTTCTGATGCTTTCAGTTACAATACTGATGGTTTTGGGAAGTGCCACGCATGTAGCAGGTCGTATCCATCTCGTGAGAAGACATTCGAGTGGGCCGCAGAAAAATACCCAACAAAAGGAAAGAGCATGGTGACAGATGTATTCGATACATACACCCCCAAACGGATAGAAGCCCCCGACAGTGGAAAATACACCCCTATGCGTGGTATCACTGCACAGACTATGGAAGACTTTGGGGTTAAGACCTACCCTGACCGACAAGAGTATGTATACCCTTCCGGTGGAATTAAGGTCCGAACCCTACCAGAGAAAGGCTTCTACGCTAAGGCTGGTTTCAAGGGTGACGAACTGTTCGGTATGAATATGTTCACTGCTGGTAGTGCTAAGAAGCTGACCATCACTGAGGGCGAACTGGATGCCCTCTCAGTGGCACAGATGATGAAGAGTAGCTACATCAACCCTGTTGTGTCGTTACCCTCTGCTACGCCCTCTAAGAAGCTCTGGGACAAGTGTTTTGATTGGGTAAACTCTTTCGAGCAGATTATCCTGTCCATCGACAATGATGAGGCTGGTAACGAGGTTGCAGCTAAGATTGCCAAACTCTTTCCTAATAAAGTCTATCGGGTGGATCATAGCAAGTATAAGGATGCTAATGAGTTCCTAAAGGCTGGTGCTATCCAAGAGTTCAAAGGTGCTTGGTTTAATGCCAAGAAGTATACACCAGAGAACATCCTGAACACTTCTGACCAGTTCCTGAAACTTTATCAGGATACACCTAACCACCTATATGTTCCCACTGGCATCCAAGACCTTGACGACAAAATTCTTGGTCTTATGCAGGGTCACTTCACTGTCTTTAAGGCACCTACAGGTATCGGTAAGACAGAACTGATGCGGTATCTAGAGTTTACCTTGTTGAAGAAAGGTATCCCAATTGCTGCATGGCACCTTGAGGAAACTAAGCTACGATCCTTATTGGGTCTAGTGTCGTATGAGTTGAATGATAACGTGACCAGACGTGATCTTATTGAGGATAAGGGACGGGAAGTCGATGTGGTTGATGCTATCAAACGTCTGACTAAGGATGAACTGTTCTACCAGTTTTACCTACAGGATGGTGAAGGTGCAGAAGAACTGTGCGACCAAATCCGTTACTTTAGTCAGGCTTGTGGTGTTCGTTATGTCTTCTTCGAACCTATCCAAGATGTGATCGTAGGGTCCTCTGATGAGAGTAAGGAACAGATGCTTGCAGACTTGTCTGTCCGTCTGTCTAAGCTGGCGGCAGAGCTTAACGTTGGTATAGTAAGTATTGGTCATACTAACGACAATGGAGACTTCAAGTATTGTCGTATGATCGGTCAACGTGCATCTGTTATCGTCAACCTACAACGTGATAAGGACTCGACAGACATGCAAGAACGTAATACTACACACCTACACGTCGAGAAGAACCGTCCCACTGGTGAGGTAGGCCAAGCTGGTAAGATGCGGTTCAATACTGAGACGTTTACTTTGAGAGAGGTTCTATGACAGTATTCGACATTGAGACTGACGGTCTTTTAGATGAGATGACCAAAATCCATGTCCTTGCTTGGATGGGTAACGATGGTCAGGTTCACCATACTAGCGACTACGAGGCTATGCGTCTGTTCTTCACAGAGGCTGACACTCTTATCGGCCATAATATTATCCGCTTTGACATCCCCGCAGTGGAAAAGATTCTGGGGATCAAGGTGGAAGCTAAACTAGTCGATACTCTTGCTCTGTCGTGGTATCTTAACTTCGACCGTCCTAAGCATGGCCTTGAGGGCTATGGGGAGGACTATGGTGTCCCTAAACCAGTTATCAAGGACTGGAACAGCCTGACGTATGAAGAGTATGCTCACCGATGCTCTGAGGACGTTAAGATCAACTCTCGGCTATGGAAAGACCTATGGCATAAGCTAAACAAGCTCTATCAAGACGAAGGTGATATGGACCGCTTTATCCAGTACCTGTCCTTCAAGATGGACTGTGCTCGTGAACAGGAAGCCCTCCAGTGGAAACTTGACGTAGAACGCACACAAGCCGCCTACGACGAGATTATGAAACTTAAGCAGGAGAAGGAAGAGCAACTAGCAGATGCCATGCCACGGCGTGTTCTAACGGCTGTTCGGACTAAACCAAAAGTCATGCACAAGAAGGATGGTTCTCTTTCAAGTCATGGTGAACGATGGACCGCACTTTGTGCAGAGAATAAGATGCCAATCTCCGCAGAACAAATGACTGTGGTTACTGGGACTGAACGTGCAAACCCTAACTCGAACGACCAAGTAAAGGATTGGCTATATAGCCTTGGCTGGAAGCCTAAGACTTGGAAGTTCCTTCGTGATAAGGTAACTGGAGATGAAAGAAAGATCGAACAGGTTCGTAAGGATGGTGAACTCTGTGAAAGCGTTCTTGACCTCGCTGACGTGGACCCCGCTGTTGGCATCTTGGATGGTCTTACTGTGCTTACTCACCGTGCTGGCATTCTTAAATCTTTTCTCGAAAGTGTCTCACCAGATGGGTATCTAAAGGCAGAGGTGGCTGGGTTTACTAATACTTTACGCTTCCGTCATGCAAAGCCTCTGGTGAACCTACCGTCAGTCGATAAGCCATATGGTGATGTTATCCGTGGGGTGCTTACATGCCCCGAAGGATACACCCTCTGTGGGGCTGATATGACCTCTCTGGAGGATACTACTAAACGACACTATATGAAGCCTCTGGACCCTGACTATGTAGCTGAGATGTCTCGTGAAGGGTTTGACCCACACCTCGACTTGGCTAAGTTTGCTGGGGATGTGACACAACAAGAGATTGACGATTACAATGCTGGTAAGCGTCCTGATCTTAAGAAGTTGCGTAAGGCTTACAAGGTTGTCAACTACAGTGCCACATACGGCGTAGGAGCACCTAAACTGGCTCGTGAGACTGGTATGTCTGAAAGGGATGCAAAGAAGCTACTGAATGCCTTCTGGGACCGTAATTGGGCTATCCAGAAGATCGCAGGTGGTCTTCGTGTTCGGGAACTATTTGGGACTATGTGGTTGCAGAACCCAGTTAGTAAGTTTTGGTATCAGTTGCGTTCTGACAAGGATCGCTTCTCTACCTTGAACCAAGGCACTGGTGTGTTCTGCTTTGACAGTTGGGTTGCTATGTGTCGTAAGAATGGTTTGCAGACCATAGGCCAGTTCCACGACGAGGTAATTGTCTTAACCAAGATCGGAGATGAGGAGTATACAACACGGATTATGAAGGAAGCTGTCGGTAAGCTGAATACTAAGTTGTCGTTGAATGTTCCTCTAGGGACAGATGTTCAATTCGGTAACACATATGCAGCAATTCACTAACTATTGTAACATTTCGTGAACTGACAAAACACGAAAAAAGCCCCTATATAGTATATACCTACTAGGCAAAAGGAGATGAACATGCCTACTTACAACATGGAAATGGTGCTCGAATGGGCACGGGTTTTCCCAGAAAATGCTGATATGGGTAACCCTGACGGGCCTCGTGCAGCACAAGCTATCCACAAGAAGGGTGGTCAATATGTAGTAAATGCTTACTTCACTGACGAAGCTCAGATTGATAAGCTACTGTCCGAGGGTCTTGACCCGTCCCCAATGAACTCGCAGCGTATTCTTGAGGGTAATTCGGGATATGGCATTGGTAAGTTTATGAAGATGAAACGTCAAGTTATTGACGACATCAAAGAGTTTGAGGGGAAGGGTGGAACACAAGTAGTAAACTATGGTGGTCCAATCACTGTCCTCAACCTTACAAATGGGATTGAGAATAAACGTGACTGGAGCCTTGAGGAAGATGGACTAATCGGTAATGGCTCTAAGGCCATTGTTCAGTTCCAGACCTACGCAAATGGTGCTGGTGTTCGTGTAATGGGTATCGCTGTTACTGACCATGTAGCTTACGAAAGTAACTCTGGTGGCAATGATGGCCCATATCGTAACCTGTTTAGTAAAGAGGAAGCTGCTTAATGCGTATTGATCTCGAAGCATACTTCGACAAGGAAGATGATGGTATCGGTGGTAGTGTTCGTGTATCTCGTGACGATGTATACACCTTGGAACAGGTTGCCAGTGCAATGAGAGATTTTCTTCTTGGCGCAGGTTATGACTACGTTGAAGATGTAGGCTTCTCCAAAAACGATGGAACAATGGTGTGGGGTGAAACACTGTGACGAAAGTGCTGATCGACGGTGACATCGTGGCCTATCGGTCAGCATTCCACGCACAGGATAAATCCCTGAAAGCTGCGATAGACAAGGTAGACGAGTTAATCAACACGATCCTACAACGAACCTTGTTTGTCGCAGCCCCACATGAGTATCAGGTCTACCTGACAGGTAAGGGAAACTTTCGGTTTGATATTGCAAAATCTTACGAATACAAGGGCAATCGTAAGGATACTGCCAAACCGATACACCTTACTGATGTTAGGGAGCACCTGATTAAAAAGTGGGGTGCTATTGTTAGTGATGGGGAAGAAGCAGACGATCTTATTGCTATTGAGGCGACACGATATGGACCATCTACTATCGTTGCCTCTATTGACAAAGATATGCTGCAAATTCCCTGTCGCCACTATAACTTCGGTCGTGATGAGTGGTATACAGTTGATGACTTTGGTGGTTTGAAGTTCTTCTACAAACAAATCTTGACTGGGGATAATGCTGATAACATTGTTGGTCTCTATCGTATTGGACCTGCTAAGGCAGAGAAAATACTAGAGGACGCCAAGGATGAGCAAGACCTCTGGGATTCTGTTATGAAGGCTTATGGTGGTGACATTGAACGTGTAGTTGAGAATGCTAGGCTGTTGTGGCTAAGGCGAAAAGAAGGAGAGCTATGGCAACCCCCACAAAAGCGAGAGGGTTGAAGCATGGTTACCGTTCTGGTTTAGAGGATAAAATCTCTGATCAGTTGAAGGGGTCTGGGGTAAAGTTTACTTACGAGTCTATGAAGATTACTTATCATGTAGACGAACTAAGGAAATACACCCCAGACTTCATTCTTTTTAACGGTATCATTGTGGAGACTAAGGGTCGGTTTACCGCTGCTGATAGGAAGAAGCACCTTTTAATTAAGGAACAATGTCCTGAGTTTGACATAAGGTTTGTCTTTAGTAACTCTAAGGCTAAGTTGAATAAGGGGGCAAAGAGTTCCTATGGAGATTGGTGCAACAAATACGGTTTTCTTTATGCTGATAAAGAAGTCCCAAAGGAGTGGCTCAGTGAAACTTTTTGATATGGTACCATCAATCAAGGCTATGCCTTATACGGCAGAGGAAATTAACAACCATGAGAGTGCGCATCGTATTTGGGCAACTATTGCTCAGTGTAAGCAAGACACTCAAGAGATGGTCACTCAGGCTTACGAACGAGGTCTCTGGGCAGGACGACACGACAGAGAGTAAGATACTAATCTGGGGTATCTTAGATGGCCCCTTTAGTAGTGATGACTTCCCAGAGGAAGACCTGTATGAGATGGGCATCCCTGATGACTGGAATTATATGATTGTCGCCCATGTGCAAACTGGTGGCAAACTTGGTTCCATGAATTTTTGGTATGAAACTCTTGACGAAGCCTATGACGTTATTAACTACTTCAAGAATAATATCGAACCTCTGGAGGTAGACGACAATGGGTAAGCGGTCTGCGTTTGATAGGGTTGAGAGGGACTACTACCCCACACCTATCGAAGCTGTGGAGCCACTGATCGACCACCTGCCTTATGGCACGTTTGATTATATCGAACCTTGTGCTGGTGACGGTCGGTTGGTGGCTCATCTGGGACACCTTACTGATGGGAATGCTCAGTGTATCTTTATGTCTGATATTGAACCTAGGGCAGAGGGAATTTATCAGAATGACGCACTAGATATATACCTTCCTGAAGGTGTTGCAGATTATGTTATCACGAACCCCCCGTGGGATAGAAAAATACTGCACCCATTTATTGAGCACTGGATGGAGATTGCCCCGACTTGGCTCCTATTTGATGCGGATTGGATGCACACCAAACAGTCAGCCACTTTAATGACCTATTGCTCTAAGATTGTATCTGTTGGCAGGGTAAAGTGGATTGAGGGTAGTAAGAATACTGGCAAGGATAACTGTTGCTGGTATTTGTTTGACGTAACTGGGGACACTAAGCCCACAGAGTTTTATGGGAGACTTCAATGATTACTGCTGAAGAACTTAATCAGATGGGCTACGAATACTATAGTGCAGAGGATGAACCTAAGCCCCTTAGTGAAAATAACCCCCTGTGGATGGTAAGGGAGTTTTCTCGTATCACCCAACAGCTACCAAACCCTGCACTGTATGCAGCACTGATTGCAGAAGAGCATGGGGAGTGGCACTCTGAGTATCTTCAAGACACCACCACAGAGCAACTAAAAGAGCTTGCTGACCTTGTATATGTTACCTATGGTTATGCTCTCGCTAAGGGGTGGGACTTGACTGAGGCTGTCTACAGGGTGCATAAGAATAATATTGGTCGTTGTATCCAACCAGATGGTTCGATTAAACGACGAGAAGATGGAAAGATTATGAAAAACCCCAACTACCCAAAGGTGGACCTTAATGACTTGGTTTGAACGCTACTGGAAATACCTCCTTACATGGAGAGCACACCGCAAGGTCATTAAAGAGCTTAATAGCTTGACCGACAAGGAACTGTCTGATATTGGTATTAACCGCCATGATATTGACCGACTTGTATGGCTACCAGAAGATAAACAAAAAAGAGGAATGCGATGAGCAACCACCTTCCAACTGACTACCAAGCCTTCATTCACACCTCTCGTTATGCACGGTGGCTTGAAGATGAACAACGCCGTGAAAGCTGGTCCGAAACTGTATCCCGTTACATCCAGAACGTAGTTGTCCCTACGACCCGTGATGAAATTGTTGTAGGTGACATCGAAGAGGCTATCCTTGGCCTCGAGGTCATGCCTTCTATGCGGGCTGTAATGACTGCGGGACCTGCCCTTAGCCGTGATAATACTGCGGGGTATAACTGTTCTTATCTACCAGTAGACGACCCTAAGAGCTTCGATGAGGCTATGTTCATTCTGCTTTGTGGGACTGGTGTTGGTTTCTCTGTTGAACGACAGTATGTGACAAAACTCCCAGAGGTTCCTGAGAATCTGTTCAAGAGTGAAACTACGGTTATCGTTAAAGATAGCAAAGAGGGTTGGGCTAAGGCACTACGTCAAGTTATTGCACTTCTTTACTCTGGGGAAATTCCTAAGTGGGATGTAACTAAGGTTCGACCTGCTGGTGCTAAACTCAAGACCTTCGGTGGCCGTGCCTCTGGTCCTGCCCCTCTGGTGGAACTGTTCAACTTTGTCGTTGCTAAGTTTGTTGGTGCTAAAGGCCGTAAGCTATCCTCCATTGAATGCCATGACATCATGTGCAAGATTGGTGAGGTAGTTGTTGTTGGTGGTGTTCGTCGTTCTGCGATGATCTCTCTTAGCAATCTCTCTGATGACCGTATGCGTCATGCTAAGAGTGGTGCTTGGTGGGAGAACGAACCCCAACGTGCCTTGGCTAACAATTCGGTAAGCTACACTGAGAAACCTGATGCAGTCTCATTTATGCGTGAATGGATGGCTCTTGTCGAGTCTGGTTCAGGTGAACGTGGGGTCTTTAACCGTCAGGCATCTGCCAAACAAGCAGCTAAGAACGGTCGTCGTGATGCATCGTATGAATTTGGGACTAACCCTTGTTCAGAGATTATTCTCCGACCCTATCAGTTCTGCAACCTTACCGAAGTTGTGGTCCGGTCTACTGACAGTATTGAAGATTTGGAACGTAAAGTAAAACTGGCAACGATCCTTGGGACTATCCAGTCTACCTATACGCACTTCCCATATCTTCGTAAGATTTGGCAGACTAACACCGAACAAGAACGTCTGTTGGGGGTATCTCTAACGGGTATCATGGACAATCCCTTGCTGACGACAAAAAATGCAGCATTGGATAAGACCTTGGGGCACTTGAAGAATGTTGCTATTGCTACAAATGCTGAGTGGGCTGAACGCCTTGGCATCCCTACCTCTGCTGCTATTACCTGCGTTAAACCTAGTGGAACAGTCTCGCAGTTGGTTGACAGTGCTTCTGGTATTCATGCTCGGCACTCAGCCTATTATATTCGGACTGTTCGTGGTGATGTTAAAGACCCTCTGACGCAATTTATGAAGGATCAAGGTATTCCTTGTGAACCGTGTGTAATGAAGCCTGACAGCACTGTAGTGTTCTCGTTCCCTCAGAAGGCTCCTGAAGGTGCTGTCGTAACCTCTGACCTGACTGCTATCGAACAGTTGGAGATGTGGTTGGCATATCAACGTAACTGGTGTGAACATAAACCATCTGTCACTATTAACGTGAAGAGTGACGAATGGTTTGAGGTAGGTTCTTTCGTCTACAAACACTTCGATGAGATGTCTGGGGTGTCATTCCTACCTTACAATGAACACACCTATCAACAGGCACCTTACCAAGAGGTTGGACGTTCTGACTATGAGATGCTACTGTCACTTATGCCAGAGAAGATCGACTGGTCTAAGCTGAAAGAGTATGAAGCTGACGATAGCACTAAGGGTTCCCAGACATTTGCATGTGTTGGTGGTTCTTGTGAGATCGTAGACTTAACCTAACGGCGGGGGCTTCGGCCCCCTCCTTATTCTGGAGAACTTATGTCTGTTCGTAAACGGTTCGATAGGGCTTTGTATGAAGCCTACGACCAAAAAGCTAAGGATGCCCTAACAGAGCATCTCCGTGATCGTGGCCATAGTGTAGAAGTCAAGAAGGAGGATTACTATGTAGATGTCGTATCAACAAAGAATGGTAACACCTATTACAACGAGGCTGAGGTGAAGATCGCATGGGAAGGTGATTGGCCTAAAGACTGGGCTGAAATCCGTATCCCTGAACGTAAGACACGTCTCCTTAAGAAATACCAGAACGAGACTGGTTTCCTAAACTTCTACATCTTCGACAAGAACCTTGCACAAGTCTGGCGTATTCGAGATACTTCATTACGACAAGACCGTCTTAAGGAAGCCAAGGGTCGATACATCCAGAAGGGGGAACTATTCTACCACATCCCCTACACCGAAGCTGAACTAATCGTATTGGGAAAATAATGGCAAAAGTAAACCTTGGCTCCGTATGGAAGCCTAACTCCAAACCTAAGAATACCTCACAGGGTGGGACCAACCACAGGATTAAGTTGAGTTCAATGAACAAGTCTAAGAAACGTTCCTATAAACCCTCCCGAGGTCAAGGCTGATGTGGATCATTGTTGGACGAACACAGTGTAACTTCTGTGACAGCGCTAAAGCTCTTCTTAGGGGCCTGAACCTACAGTATACGCAGTATAACGTAGATGATCGTAGTAGTAAATGGTTACTCACCCTAATAAAGCAAGCAGGCCACACCACTGTCCCTCAAATCTTTGATGAGGGTGGTAATTATATTGGCGGTTACACTGAACTCCTGAAACACTTCAAGGTGGAATAATGCAAGAGCCAGCCCAGAAGCGAACCCGACGATCCAAGACTAAGTTTGATAATGATAAAACCTCTCTGACCCTAACCCCTAAGACTGAACGACAGAAAGACTATATCAACGCCCTAGACACCGCCTCACAGGTAGTGGTGTTTGGTCCATCTGGGACAGGTAAGACCTATGTTGTGTCGTCTTATGCAGCAAGCCTATACCACACTAAGGCTATTGATAAGATCGTCATTACACGGCCTCATGTGGCTGTAGGGAAAGAGCTTGGGTTCCTTAAGGGTGACCTAGAGGATAAGACAAAGCCTTGGGCAATGCCTGTCATAGACGTTCTCGAAGAGCATCTAGGTAAGGGTGTAGTGGAGACTGGCATCAAGAATGGTAATATTGAGATTGCACCCCTAGCTCTTATGAGGGGTCGTAGTTTTAACAACGCCTTTATTATCTGTGACGAGAGCCAGAATATCACCTTCCACGAGCTTAAGATGCTCTTGACAAGGGTGGGTCAGAACACTAAGTTGGTTCTTAATGGGGACATTATGCAGTCTGATCTTAAGGAAGCTGATGGTCTATCGAAGATTGTTCATCTCGTTAAGAAGCATATGCTACCTGTCCCTATTGTTGAGTTTCAGGTAGAAGACATCATCAGGAGTGATATGACAAAGATGTGGGTAGAAGTGTTCGTCAAGGAGGGCATCTAATGGCTAAATGGAGTGAGGAGAAGATTACCGCAATGTTTGGTGGCCAAGACATGGTAAACAGTCCAGCACACTACGGTTCAGGCACTATTGAGTGCATTGAGTATATTGAGGATATGCTTACCCCAGATGAGTATATTGGGTACCTTCGTGGGAATATTGCAAAGTATATGCACCGATTTAGGTATAAGAATGGCCTAGAGGATTTGAAGAAGGCTGAGTGGTATCTCAAGCGTCTGATCGACTTCCAGTCTACGACCTAAAAACAAAAAACCCCCGTCATCCTTGAGTGGATGCGGGGGTTAGTCTTTTTGTAAATGCTATTTTCGTCTAAATA